TCTCATACATTTTAATACCACCGTACTGACGAGCATAGTCAGACATCATCGCATTAATCATGTTGTCAACACCTTCTGAAACTGTATTACCTTTTGTCACTGCAATCATAATATATATCCTATAAAGGATTGAGTCTGGATTTCTTCTTCGTTAGTTGATTTCACACTGTCAGACCAGACCGTACATGACACCTGTGTACTGCAACCAACTAACCTTGACCCACTCTTGTTTCCCACATAGCTTTCATTTCCGTCAAGTGAACCTACTCGCAACTGTTTATGGGAGTTACCTTCTGTCAGTTCCAAATCATTTGTGTCTCTCTTTCTATTTTTCTCAATCATGTATACTATTATACACGACTGACATTGAAAGTCAACCCTTTAGACGAAAATAGATTCCTTTAAAATCAATGACTTATGCAAATATATTTTCCTTTGCAATCAAGGACTTAGGAATCCTCTGGATTTATCCCTATGGTCGGGAATGGCCAAGGTGGTGGAGTTTTTGGTTTTTGAGTTTGTTCTTTAGTGAGTTTCTCTATCTGTTTCTCCTTCTCTGTTATAAGAAGTTTCAAACCGATAATCTCATTTTTTAGAGTGTCTATCTTATTCATCTACTGTTCCAGTTGCAGACTTACTTGCAGCCATATACCTATCACCTATCTGCATATAGTTATCATCCCAATCAAACGCTTCTTGCACCACGTTTGTAGATAGTCCTTTGTAGACTTGATGTAACTTTTTATCTTTTGCATTGACAAGTAACTCTGCCTCACTCTCATGTAATCCTTCTAACATCTGAATGAACATCTGTTCTTTCTTAAACTGTGGTGTTTCCCTGTCACCACCTTGAATAAATCTAAAAATCTTCCTCACCTGTTGAGATAAAATAGTATGTTCTGTTCCAGCTGGTGCGTCATTCTTTGTGTATGGAACATCACCACTTGGAAAAACCCATTTTATCTTTGGGTCAAAGGATGATTTAATTATCATGCGAAGTCCATCAGAATTGTAGTGTTTTAATATTCTGACTTTCTCTTTTTTTGTTTTTGCCTTGTGAACCAACTCAAGGATTTCTGAATATAGTAATTGTGAACCTGCCATTTTAAAAGTCTCCAATGTTCTCAGTTAATGTTTTTAGTTTATTAACTGTAAAGTAGTTTAGTAGTTTACTTCTATCACCACATGAAGATTTAGATATTTCATCAACGATATTTGACTTAATATCATCTGGAATGTTATTAAGATTTATCAAATTAAAATTTCTCTGATAATTTCTTTTTACCTCATCACTCCAATCATCCATATTTTCATGTATCATTTTTTCTATTCGTTTTTTACCCAATGGTTTCTGTCTCAATCCATCAGTAAAGGTATGGTCTGGTGATAGTACGTTTGGAACACCGTCACCAGAGTCACCTTTTAAAACGTGTTCTTTTATATAGGTGTTTGGATCATGTCCGTTTACCTCTTGTTTAGTGACAGGACTCCATTGTCTTACATTACCCTTATGTAGTTGTATGAAGTCTTTATCACTTGACACTATCATAACTTTATCATGTGAGTTAGATACGATTGCAATAATGTCATCAGCCTCTGCACCATATACCTCGACTGACTTGTATGGTAGATTCTCTTTTATCTCATCTCGTATTTTATTCGTAACTCCAAATATTTCGTTCCAATCTAAATCAGATTCCTGTCTACCTTTTCTTCTACTCGCTTTGTACTGTGGGTAGTAGTCTCTTCTCCAGTAGTGTTTAGAATCCCATGCAAGAATAACGTCTGCATCACTTTCTACATAATCACTCTTAAACTGCATTACATAGTTACGAATAGAGTTAAGTATCATGTGTCTCACCATACCCTCGTCTACTTGTTTTGTTTCATTCATTCTTAGTTGCATCATTACACTTGCAAGTGCAATCTGGTTCATATCAATAATAATCATTTTTATCCCACTGGTTTATAGTATACGTTAAAACTCATACTGCGTCTTTCACCATCACAATAAAAAGGATACACCGAGTGTTTTAACCAAGAGGGAAAAATCAAAAACTGACCGACCTCTGGTTTAAATGTCAACGTATCACTTCTCAAGTTTGCAGACTCACCATAAGTAAATTGTATCATACCACTTACAGGATAATGGTCTTCCATTTCTTTCTCAAAATGTTTGTCCATGTCCTTTGGTATTTTTAAATATATCACACCAGACAAATGTCCAGAGTGTTTGTGCCATGGATTGTATTCACCTTTATACTGACTTACAATCCACGTTTGATCTATACGAATATTCTGTTCTGTCAAGTCACCATGTTTAAACTTGTGACTCTCACTATGTAAGGTAAACAAATCTATATGAGCTCTGTTGATTCTAATACTATTGTTTAGATATTGTAAACAACCTTTTCTAATCACATCTAAACAATATGCACTGTCCTCTTTATTTGTTATAGGTATTCTGACTTCTTTATGTACCTTACCTACAAGTTGTCCAGACCAATCCCACTCTCTTGACTTCACTTCGTCACTTAAAACCTCATCACCAACATCGTTTATGAGTTTCAAAAATTTGTCTGGAACTTTTGATTCCATGATAACAGGACTAAATGGTTCATGGTATTTTACTTCATTTTTCATACTATAAATCCTTTATAACTTTCGCAAGTCTATCAGCTGCAAATTTAGTGAGGTATCTGTCACCATTTTTCTTAACCTCAAATAGTTTACTTATCAAGTCTGTCATAGGATGTTCATAACCGTACTCTCTGTACAACATTGCTTTAATACATTCGTTTAAAAACGCAACATCACGAATGAAATGTGTTGATGATATATCAAAATCTTGTTCTTGTAAGGTGTGAATCATTTGAACAACGAGACTCTCAGTCAAGACATCTATAGACTTAAAGTCCTCACTCATTCTTTTTACTTCTCTCTCCTTGAGTTCCTCTTCACTTAATTCTGGTGCGACCAGTGAAGAGTTTTCCCAAGGCCCAACAATTATGTTATCTTTTACCATTTTCCATTTCCTGTGTCCATTCACACGCAATGTCTGGATACCACACACCAACACTTCTTTTTGGTTGTCCATCGTCATCATACGCCATATGAGTACACCTATTCTTTATGATACCCTCTTGATGTTCACCGTATCTCATGTCAATCCAATCACCATGTCTTATGTAGTCCTCACAATGACGAATGTATCCTCTAATACTTGAAAGTTTTGATTCAGACTTTTCTTGTCTTGCAGCTGCAAGTAACCCTTTTTGTGTTTTAATCCACTGTCGAACATTCTTGAGTGAGAACGTATCATCATCCTCTAACGCAAGAACATTCTTTGCAATGTTTTTATACTTTGGTGGATTTTCTTTCAATCGTTTTTCTCTTGCGATTCTTAGACGTTCCACTGCAGCTTCTCTTTGTTCTGGTGTCATTTTTCTTTTTGCCATTTCAACCTCACATAAAATTAAAATTAATCGTCACTCGTCTTTTCTTATCTGTACAAGTTGTACTGTGATGCATAGTTGCACCATTAAATAAAAGTAGTCTATTTTCTATACTTCCTATTTCTGTTCCATCATCTAACACAGTAAATCCATCGTTTGTATTTACATAAAATACTGCACCCATATGTTCAAAATGATAATCTTGATGGTCAGGATGATGTTTTAAAGTTTCTGTTCTACCATATAGGTTTGCTTTGACTCTCAGTAAAAAATTATGATCTATTTTGCGTATGATGGGTTTCACTAAATCAAAACTTTCACTTTTAGTAGGAAGTCTATCTTTAAATTCTGGTTTTAGTTTGGACTTAATCTTTTCTGGCATATCCATGTAGTAAAGATGCATGAAGTATGCTTCATTTTCATATTTTAACTCATCTGCAACACTTTCACCATAATACCAAGAGTGTTCTTGTTCCATCACTTTAGTTTGTAAAAATTCAAACTCATGAGTATCAAGAAAATTATCTATGATTTGATAACTTAAAACCTCTTTTTTGGTAGTTCCATTTCTGCCTGTTTCTTCAACCATCGTCTTCTCCCAGCTGCCTTTTGTAATCTCTCTTTAGTTCCCTTAGACTGATAAGATTCTCGTTTTCTTAATTCATTAAGAAGTCCATTACCTTGAACTTTCTTTTTTAAAATTCTTAATGCTTTAGTAACATCATTGTTATGCACTATTATTTTTGGATCAAACTTCTCATGCACCGTTTTTTTAAATTTTTTCAATTAATAAATCTCCTTTAGTTCCCATTCACCATTATTTAAACAAGCAGTTCCACGCATTTCTCTTAGTCGTGATTCTACTTGAACAGAAGTTATAAACTCTCTGCACTGACCATTGGTGTTTATGGGCATTGCATTTAC